AACTGAAGCCCTGCCCGTTCTGCGGTGGCAAGGCCGAGCACTTGGTGCACTGGACTACGCTGCCGCCCACGTTTTCGTCGTCGGTCAGTTCTATGCGCTCGGCCTTGCCACCGCAGAACGGGCAGGGCTTCAGTTCCTGTTCGCGTGTCATTGGTTCTTCTCCATCCATTTAGCAGCGGCGCGGAGGTGGGCCGCATCCACATAGGTGGCAGCTACACGTCGCCCGCTCGCGGTCTGCATGATTTCGTCGTAGCGGTTGGCAAACGGCTCAATCACCGCCCTTGCATCAGCCAATCGCTTTTCGGCGGTACGAGCGCGTTTGTCGTTGTAGAGGTTCGCCATCTCTAGATGTGACAGCTGGGCCTCGGCCAATACAGCGCGGGCAACTGCCGCGTCTCGTGCCGCAAACGCCCCTAGAGATCCCGGCTTAGAAAGCTCCACGAGACGGCGTAGCGATCTATTTGCCAGTTCTTCAGCCTCCGCCAGCTTGGTGCGAAGGCGTTCGATCTCGTCCTTGATGGGGTTGGCGCCGTTCCAGTTTCCGGGCTCTCCCCTGCTGCCAGATGCCGCCTGATAGGCTTCATGCAGGGATGAATTTGCCGTACGGGCCTCGCCGGAATGTGTCTGGGCTTCCGTGCGCAGCCGGTCCACGAGGTTGCGCTGTCGCTTGATCTCGGTGGCAGCGGATTCAAGCAAGCCGACCTCGCTGGCAAGGGAAACTCCCTCACCCAGCCTAAGCATGGCTGCCATAGTGCGCAGGTGTTCCACCAGATCGGGTGTGCGGCATTCGTCTTTCTGATGCGTACGGGTCATCGTGCTTTCCTCGCGTTCACGACCTCACCAGTCGTTCGATCTATTACCGTGCCGTCCATGCGCTAAATACCCAGCGTGCGCGGGAGCGGGTATGGCTCCGCGCGGTGGTCGGACGGGTTCCAGCATGTGGTGATTTCGCCGTTGAGCGTGCACTTCTCGGCGCCTCCGAGAAACCGTGCGGTATCAGCGAACCGCTTCTGTAGAGGCTCGGGGAGAGTCGAGACTGACCACAGGTCGAACGTGGTTACGCGCTTGCCGGCATGGATCGATGGCTCGATGTACTCGATGTCAAACCGCCGGCCGGCCATCCCGCGAAATTCGCCACTGGTGCGACTGCCTGGGCCGTAGACGTGCCCGTCGATGATTGTCATCCGCGTGTGGTCACGCTCAAGACGGGCCTCGAAATCGCGCCAGAAGTTACAGTTCCAGCAAAGCCTTCGTTCGAGCATATCGCTGCGGTGCGGCTCACAGTAGGTGTTCCGACCTATCGCCCCGCACTCGACGCACGAGTACTCGTAGTACTGGACGCCACCAGTGTTCCAATTCGCTTTGATGGGGCGGGGTTCGACTGCCGTCATTTCGCTTTCCTCGCGTTGACGACCTCACCAGTCGTCCTGTCTATTACCGTGCCGTCCATGCGCTTCTTAAAGCGGGGATGGCTGAGGGATGATTTCTTCCTTGAAGTGAGGCCAAGATGCTTTTTCGTGTTGGCCTTCACCTTCGCGCGAACTGCCGATTCGGCCGCTGTCTTCCGCTTGTGGGCCTCGCCAATAACGGCCTGTAGGTTCCTCTCACGGTTTTCGCCTCCGAGCCAAAGTGGTGTTATGTGATCAAACTCGATAACGTCGCCGGGACGGAACTTTCTCCCTGACAGAGCGCAACAGCGGTTCTGGCGAAGAACAATCCGTTCTTTGCAATCGTCAGTAGGCTTGCTGTCGTCGGTGCGCCCGATCCATTCGGAGACGGTCCTTGCCATCACACACCCCCGAGCGCACGGTTCATCACCTCGCGCTTTCTGCGATAGAGCTCCGCCGATCCCCGACGATGGCTCCTGATGACGGGCCGGTGTTTCCGGTCCAGTTCCGCGATATCGGGATAGGCTTTGTGGATGGCACGACGCGCGCGCCAATTGAGCCATTGGTTGATGGCGTGTCGCGCGAGTTGGCGGATGTTCATGCTGCGCTCCTATCGTCTTCCATAAAGCCGCAACGGCGTGTCTCGGTAAGCGGGATGCCTCGCAGGTCACAGAATGCGATGGCGTAGGTGATCAGAGACGCGGCCCGCGATACCGTCATGCCGGCACTGCTTTCCCTGACGTTCAGGAACTCACCTTCTAGGCCGGGAACGATTTCCACTTCTCCTTTCGTGGCCATTGTGTGCCCGCTGATGAGAAGCACTTTCCATTCATCGGCGTTGCGCTTCTTGCCGGCCCATTCCGTTCCAGCCTTTGCGATATCGGTGCAAATGGCGTGGAACATTGCGTTCTGGTCGAGGCTTCGCTTTGCCGGCGATACCGTCACGACATAACCCGGTTGCGCTTCCTTGACCGCCGTAAGGGCGTTCATGCGTACCCGGTCGTTTATGATGATGTATCGCTGGCGTTGCGTCATGGGTTAGCGTTCCGTCAGGAAAAAACCGGGTCCGACCATATCCTGACTTCCGTCAAGTATGGCTCCGACGCGACAACGCCGGCCGTCGCTTTCAGGACGAAGAAGACACCTCCCGGATTTGCCTTCGCCAGCCGCGATGCTTCATCCATGGCGCTACGCTTGTTCCAGTGCCGCACCCTTGGCGAACCGCCGTTCTCGTGCCACACCATCCAGAAGCGGAAGCGCTCGATTGTTTCCGGCTGTTTCGGTTCCATCACATGCCTCCATCAAAATGGGATTTCATCATCCAGCGGCGCAGCTTTCCCGCCGTCATCATCGCGGTCATACATGGATTGTTCTTGATGTGAGTTCGCCGGCTTTCCGCCTTGCAACGTCACATCATTAGCACGAATCTGAAGGTAAGTCTTGCCGTCGTATTCTCGCGTGGAGAAATCCCCAGAAACAGTCACGGCGCTGCCCTTCTTGAGGTATTGTTCGAGGCTTTCACCACGTTTCCCGAACAGCGAACAATCGAGCCACATCGTCGTTTTCTTGTCGCCATAGCCGTGATCCACAGCCACGCCAAACGACAACACAGGATCGCCGTTTTGCGTACGGCGAAATTCGCTATCCTTGCCCAATCGTCCTGCAATTGTGATCGTCTTCATGTCTTATCCTGCCATCATGTTTTGAACTGCTGGGTTGTCGTTTAGGTCGGCGGGGAACGTGTCTTCCGCTTCGGCTTTCTCGATACGCTCACGAGCCGCCGCAAATTTCTTCGCAGCCTCGGCCTTGTAATCGGCCGACCAGTCTTCCGCCTTGACCTTCGCCTGCCATTCCTTCGCGCAGGCATTGACGGCAACAAGCGTGTCGCAGTTGGCAAGATCGTTGTCGATCTCGGAAAGGCCGCGTTTCATCGCCGCCGCGCTGGTGGCGGGCTTCGCCTTCATGCTACCGCTGACGTAGGACCATGGGTCAGCGGTCCAGCGTTTCCAGTGCCGGCGGCCTTGGCGTTCATAGCTCTCGCACGGTACCCAAGGCGTAGGTATGTCGTACAGATACCGACCGATGCCCCATTTCACGGCGGCGCGCTTGAACGCGCCTGAGATACTGCCCTTTTCGGCCTCGACCTGTGTGTCGCCGGCACCATCCGCCTTTGTCACCCATTCCTCGCCAATGCGGATGGATAGGTAGCAGATGGTTTTCGGGCCGTCGCTTTCGTACCGGTCCTGCCAGTTTTCCGGGCCGACGATCTGGTCAAGGCGATCCATCACGTCTCGCGCGTCGAGATAGGCGAGCGCCATCGCCTTGTCGCCATCCTTGGTCATGCTTTGGGCGCGCCAATGAATGTCCTCTTTCGGAAACTCGGCGGCAAGCATTTTGACTTCTTCCGTGCTGCAGCCAGCCATTATGCAGCCTCCCCAAACGCGATCATCATTCGGCGGTGAATGGCGCGGGTTCGCTCAACGTCGGCCATGCAGTATTTCGCGATGGCGTCGTACATGCCGGATTCCCAGAGTCCGCCGATCATCGATCCCTCGATATCACCCTTGCCCTCGATGTTAAGAGCCCTACACAACCGATCCATTGCGATAGTGCCGCGCCGGCCGGCGAAGGCAATCATGGTGTCGAACGCGTCATGACCCCATGGGCTCGGGTCGCAGGGAAACCAGCCTGGCACGCGGACACCAAGGACGATTGCTCGTTGCCAGATGAAGCGGATATCGAAGCCGATAACGTTGTGGCCTACCACGCGAACCGGGAAGTGATCGCCTTTGCGAAGATCATCGGCGGCGGCGAAGAAATCGCGCAGAATTGTCGCCTCCGCTTCTGGCGTATAGTGTCGCAGGTAGGTACTATCAGGAGCCATGTCATTGGCGGCGAAGCCGATGCAGCACACATGCCCGTAGGTACCGTCAAGCGCGGTCTTGGCAATCGCTTCTTCGATAGCTGCGGGCCGTTCATTTTTTTCCCACGCCGCGATAGTTTCCGGCTTCGACATACGGGCGGGTGGCGTTACGCTTTCCGCGATCATCGCTCGAACGTCAGGCGATTGCGTGGGGATGGTTTCCAGATCAAGGTATAAGAACATCAAATGGTCCTTTCGGGGCGTCCATACGGGCCAAAATGAATAGAGGAAGCGGCTTCATAGGCGGCAGCGGCTTCCTCTATGTCCTTGTAGCGACCAAGGCTTATTCGCTTGCGGTTGACATGGATTGCTGCGACCCATTTGCCGCGAGACTTATCCCAGGTAACGCCCTTGACGCCGCTCGTGTTGTCGCTGCGCATGGCCTTATTGGCTTGGTTCTGCGAGGGCGTTGCTTCACGCAAATTGATCAGGCGGTTGTCGGCTCGGTCACCGTTTATGTGATCTATCTCACAAGTCGGCCACCGTCCGTGGGTGTAGAACCATGCAAGCCGATGGGCTTGATACGGCTTCCGCTCAAGATTAATCCGTATGTAGCCAAACGGCGTGATGCCTCCTGCCGGGAGGCCCGTAGAGCACCTAGGGCGTGGCTTATTCCAAGTGAATATTCCAGTCTCAGGATTATATGTGAGAAGCTCTCGCAAACGCTCTTGGGTGATCGTCTGTGTCACTGCCTCGTCCTCCGGGCTTCGTCCTTGAGGTATTCGTTGACCAGTTGGCTTGCGCCGCCGATGCCGTAGCTCTCGATAAGCTCGCGGATGGCGCAGCGTGCCTCGTATTCCCGCATGCCGTCTGGCTTGCGTTGTGGGGCCTCTATGGCGGCTAGTGATGTGTGGGCGTTCATCAAATCGCTCCCAGGTAAGGGCAAGCCACCAGAAGAAAGGCAGTGATGGTTGCGAGGGATAGGGTGTTGTGGGCGCTCATCTACTTGACTTCCCGTGCTTTGAGCATCGCGTCGGCGATCTCGTAGGCGCTATCCGCGAAAATCTCTGCTGTCGGTTTGGCCGCAGAAAGATCGGCGGAGAACCCGTCAAAGGACAGCATTCCCGCTAACGCCTGACCAGCGAACCAATCGCGCAGTGTCATGCCCGGCTCGGCATATTGAAAATCAGGCTGGACACTGAGCGGGAAAGCCGGCCCGCCGTTGCTGCGATCTGTCATCGTGAGCCCTCCAATGTACGTTCCAGTCGAGCAGCAGCGGCGCGCGCCTTCGGGAACCGTCCTGACTTATGCGGATATGCGAATAGCGGGTCTGAAAACGCCGGGTTCTTCACCTGAAATCCGTACAGGTCGTGGATATCCTGGAACAAGCCGGTAACGGCGCTGTTGATGTGGGATGCATTGGTCATCCGAACATCCCCGTCAAAACCATCCCCGATCCAATCACCAGCGCCATGATGGCGAGCATGGCGAGGATGTTGCGGAATGGTTCGGGTTCTTCTCGTTCGGCGGCGAGGGACCAGAGGAAATTGTCCATCATGCATCCTCCGAGGTGCGGATGCCCAAGCGTTCGTCATGGTCATCCTTGCAATTGGCGATGAAATCCTGGACGGCCTCCGCTTCGGTGCGGCCCCATCCGTAATTCCCGGCTTCTTCCTCGCCGTCGTAGTGTGCGCACCAGTCAAAGGCGCGGGTAGGGATCGGCGGGTATGGATTGCTGGTGACTATCTTGCGCATCACGCGTCCCCCTTGATTGCACGCTCCGGCAATGGCCAGTCTTCCGGCTCATCATCGGAAAGCCATGCTATGAGGCGGTCAAACTGCCATTCCTGTTCGGCGTCCCCTGCGGCGTCCCCTGCGGCGTCCCCTGCGGCGTCCCCTGCGGCGTCCCGTGCGGCGTCCCATGCGGCGTCCCGTGCGGCATCCCGTGCGGCCCATGCGGCGGCCCGTGCGGCGGTCCATGCGGCGGCCCGTGCGGCGTCCCATGCGGCGTCCCGTGCGGCCCGCACGGCGTCCCGTGCGGCGTCCCATGCGGCGTCCCGTTCGTCCTCGTCGATCTCCCCGCGCGCAAACTGGCGCGCCGCGATAATCGCGTTCCGAGGCGCTTTGGATTTTTCTGTGCGCTCATAGATGTGCAGGACGTGCGCCGCGCAATCGGCTATCCAGAGGCGTAGCCTGCGATCGATATCCGCGTCCTTGCGGGCCATCAAGGATGCCACCCACATGATGTCATCGAATGTGCAGCCTGCTTTGCGTGCCGTTGCGGCGTCGATCTTGTGACCGTTCCAGCCGGTCTTGCCGCCAAGCAACTTGACGACGCGAGGGAAGTCATCCTTGCAAGGATCGAGCGCCTTCACTTCATCGTAAGTCAGTGCGATAGGCATTACGCTACCTCCTTCGCGGCCTCATCAGCCCATTCCCTCGCATCGGAAAGAATGTCGCCAACGATGATTTCTTCGAGCGCTTCCTTGATCAGAAGCGCCTCGTCTTTGGAGATTTCACGCTCGCCCAATGCGGCGGCAAATGCCGTTGTTTCGGTCAGGAGACGGGCGACAATCGCAACGATACGTTCCACGCTTTCACAGTAGGCATGGGCACTTTCTGCCTGCGCTTCGAGGAATGCCATACGCACGGGATAGAGGTTCGCCTGTTCTGCCTTGAGGACGTCAATGGCGGCGTCTATCGCGGTGGTGTATTCGTTGCGGGCCATGGTTATGCTCCTGACGATTGCGCGTTCTACGCCGCGCGTTGGTCCGTAATCACGTTCTCGGAGAGCTTCTTCATCGAGGCTGTGAGTGGGTTCAGGTATTCGGCGTCGATGCCGTGTTGCCGGCCAATGTCGATCACCGAACCAAGAGCGGCCATGAAGTCGGCCAGCTTGGTCGTTTCGGCGTCGGGCTGGTCAGCGATAAAGGCTGCGGCTTCGGAAAGCGCAGCGCCAATATCACCGCGAAAGAACTTGTATTTGCCGTTACCCAACGGCGCGCGACTGCTGCCGGATTTCCATTGAATATAAGCCAGTGGTTGTTCATTGCCTCGGATTGCCAACTCAACACGGGGCTCACGCATACCCTTCGCCATCATGGCGGATACGAGGTCGTTGACGCGCTTCTGAATGATGTTGCTGTCCATGGTTATGTCCTCTCGTGTGGGGATGAGCGGGCGGGATGGCGCGGCCCCCTGCTAATCGGGGAGCTTGCCGTAGGCCTTCTTGTAAGCATCGGCATAGGCGGCATACCTGCGCTGTTCCATGGTCGCGGCGGCTTGGTCGTAACTCTCGCCGGCGCTAAATTCCTCGCGCCCTTCCGTCCACACCGTCAGGGAGTGGCCGTGCTTGACGACACCGCCCGAGGCTGAAACCAGCATTGCAGCGTCTTCGGGGTACTTACACGACGCGACATATTCGCCGTTGCGGTAAACCTTCCATGGGGGCGTGCTAGCCATCGTCTTCCTCCATCCTTGCCAGATCGGCGCTTAGCGCGGCGATCCTGGTCGCGGTATAGGATGCATCGAGGTCGGGGCGGGGC